GCGAGACCAACATTGAACCTGAGGATGTAAATAGATTTATAACTTCAATCGTTAAAGATAAAATTGAAGCTGAGGCGAGAAGCCTCAATTATCTTCCAAGACAGAACACACTGCCGGTGTAGATATGCTTTTTATAAAGAAAAGATTGTTCTCTGATGTAATCTTTGATGACCTTCGTTACGATCTAGGTAACAAAAGGCGGTAGAGAAATTATTATTGCCTGGGTTTATGACCGTTGACTAACCCTATATAATGGAATATTATACAAACACACGAACATATAAACGTCTAGGATTGCATTAATGCTCTATATGAAAAAACGTATTCTCAATAAAATACTAATTGGCGATATTACCTTTGATCTAAAAAACGTCGCGACACATGCAGCAAAGGTGTCCAATTCTCAGTATAAGGAAGGTAAAATTGATAATGCAATAAGGTCCGCAATAATAAAGCGTTTAGATCCTACACACTTCCCTGACTTCTGTAAAGATATATGCGATTACGGAGAAGAGTTTAATCCTCTCAAAAAATCAGACGATCTATATATAAGAGAGATTGAGTATTTAAAATATGGGCTCAGCGATCACTTCTTAAAACATCAAGATATTGCTGATGGACGTGACCGTAGAGCATTAGAATTAGAAGCCAAGGTAAGGATTAGACCTCGGAGATTAACAACCATAACTATGTTATCAAAGACAGATGATCTAATTGGTGGTCAACTATCCGTGTGGGAGAGCGAGCACGGAAAAGAACATGTCATAGATTTACAGGTAGGTGAGACAGTTATATTTTATTCTACAGCTTTCCATGGTGTCACCGCAGTAACCCAAGGCGGCAGAGAAGTTTTGGTTGCCTGGGTTTATGACCGTTGACAAATACTATATAATGGACTATTATACAAACATACGAACATATAAACATACGGAGAAATACATATGTCATTCGCTAATCTAAAGAACAATCGTACCGACCTTGCAACGTTGGTACAAGCAGCAGAAAAAGCTGGTGGTGGGCAACAGACTCGTCCAGGAGACGATCCTCGCTTCTGGCAGCCTACTCGTGATAAAGCTGGTAACGGCTATGCTGTTATTCGCTTCCTTCCTGGCATCGATGATGCTGGCACCCCTTGGACTCGTTACTGGGATCATGGTTTCAAAGGACCGACTGGTCAATGGTACATTGAGCGTTCTCTGACTTCGATTGGTCAACAGGATCCTCTTTCTGAGCTGAATAGCCAGATGTGGAATAATGGTATTGAATCAGATAAGGCTATTGTGCGCTCGCGTAAGCGTCAGCTGAAATACGTTGCCAACGTACTGATTGTTTCCGATCCTTCTGCACCTGAGAACGAAGGCCAAGTGAAACTATATCGCTTTGGCAAAAAGATCTTTGATAAGATCATGGACTCTATGCAGCCTCAGTTTCCTGACGAGAAGCCTGTTAACCCATTTGATATGTGGGAAGGTGCAGACTTTACTATCAAGATTCGTAAGGTAGAAGGATATCCTAACTACGATGCGTCTACCTTTAAATCGCAGACTGCACTCGGTGATGATGCTCGGATGGAAATCGTCTATGATCAGCAGCACTCTATGGTAGAGTTTACTGATCCAACTCAGTACAAGTCATACGATGAGCTTAAAGCTCGACTGACTTTGGTTCTTGGAGAGTCTGCTCCTCGTACCACACAGCAACGAGTTGACCTCGATACTGTACAGGAACCCACTCCAATGAGGACAGCGGAGGCTGAGAGCGTAGGAGATGACTTAGATGATACGATGAGTTATTTTGCTAAGCTAGCAAACGGAGACGACTAAAGATTGGGGGGCTTAGGCCCCCCTTTCCTATTCCATGCCAGGTCTAATAGTGATCCGTAATACATTGTCATTTTTATCATCTGTCCCGCCATTAGGGAACAAGAATGTTTCAACTGTTTGATTGTAAGTAGTAGGAACGGTTGAACTAATTCCTGCATCAGCACCTCTTGCCACAAGAGCCGCATATTCGTCAGCCAGTCGGGTTTGTTCAGCGTTTAGAGTGTCCAGGGCCATATTATTAAAGTACGTAGCTTCCGCGTTCAACGGATCTTGGTTGTTCTGTACTGTTGTTAAGGTTTTCATTTTTTTGCTATATTCATGCGCGTCTATTACCAAATTCTTGAATTGTTTGTTATACTCTTCTGGAGTTATTGGTAAGTAATTTGTCAGACCCAGCAGGTCTACAATCTTGCCTGGTCCGATTCCTGCAGCCAGACTTTTCTTAATATCTTCAACTGATGGAATTAAACCGTAGACGTATTCCATTAGCTGATTTACATTCTCCATGAACCCGAGCTTTTGATCATCAGCTTCAGCACCTATACCAAACACTTTTTTAAGTTCATTGATTACAGCATTGATAGGCGAGAATACTATATTGGCAAGTGTGCCCAATATAGATTTACCCATATTCAAAGGCGACTGTGACCACCAATCATCCCAAGCTTTTTTAGCGCCGGCCTGACCTTCTTCTGTTGTGCCTGTGGCACCAAACAAGTTTCTAATAAAGTCAAGGGATTTGCCAAGCATATCGAATGGGTATTGAATGATGTCTTTTATTATGGTTGTAAATGAAAAATCTTCAAACCCAGCCATGAAACTTGTAAACGCATTTGTATCATTAAATGTGCCATCAGCGTTTAGCCATGCAGCCGGCACAAATTGTTTAATGATGTATCCAGGAATTGCTTTAATGAAGTCGAGCATTTCACCAAAGAAGGAAGACAAAGCACCACTGAGGAAGCCACCAAGACCGCCGCCAATCCACTTGTCCATTTTACCTTCACGGTCTTCCATCTCAGCCTGAGCTTCGCCCACACCATCAAACACAGATAGAATAACAGCAATAGGTCTCAATACTTTCAAAAAGGTCTTGAGCCATTTGTTATCTTTTAGAGCCTGCATTGCCTTACTGATGAAGCCCTCTTTACCAATACCCTTAGTCAACTCAGCATTCGCTGCAAGGTTTGCCGCATTGTTAGGCAGTCCATCTTCAACTGCCTTGAGGTTCTTTCCTAGGTCTTCTACGTATTTTGTTACGTTAGCAAAACCAACATACTTCTTGGATATTGCATCCACAAATCTGTTAGACTTTGGATCAAACTTATATTTGTCACCAATTAATTTGTCAATTGCTTTCATGTTTGCTGGGATATTGTCAAACATTCTTAGCGCTTTAGCACCCTTATCAGCCTTAGCCCACGCAGGTAACTTGAACGCTGCCATAGTGTTTTTAAGGAACCCTGTGTAGCCAGTGAACGCTCCTTTTAAGCGCCTTAGGTCTTTCATGTTAGGCCCAAGACCCTCAGTAGCAGCAACAAAGCCTGCCATGGTCGCTGTAATGGTTGCAACCGCACCACCAACCGCTGCTATTAAGCCAGCGCCTGGCAACCCTGCAAGGAACATGCGGCGAGTGGAACTGTCGCTACTGCCACCAGAGGATGAAGAACTCCCTGCGCTGGAACGGGTTGCTGCTCTTCTAGCTTCAATGTCAGCTTCAAGCTGACGCTTTCTATCCAACTCTCCTTGTTCAAGAAAGGCCTTCATAGATTTAGTCAATGAAGCAACAGCCGCAGTAGTATCCTTCTGCGCCTTGACCTGATCTCTGTTAGAGTCTGCCAATGCTTTTGTTACATTGGATAGAGTAGCTTCAGCCATGTTTCATATTCCTTGCTCGAGCAGCTTCGTTTTGTTCTTTGATATGATCTGTCAATAATGTAAGGTACACTTCCCTTTCCCAAGGCATCATATTGCCAATTTCGCTTAGTGAATAGTGATGATGTTGCATCAGTTGGAAGTTAGTATTATAATGGTTCGCTAAGCTATCATGAGAAAGGCATACTAAAAAAAATCAGTCATTCCTTGTAGTGTGCGTGTGTTCACCTCTTCACAGCGTTCACATTCGAAATAAATATCGTGGGTTAATTTGGGCATCTGTTCAACATAAGCACTTAACATCCCAAATTGTGTACTTGTCATAGACTCAATAAAATCAACAATCTCTTTATTAGAGACATCCTTTACAAGTGTGCGTTCTTCATCAGACACAATAGCCTCAATGCACTTACCAATTAGATCAAAGCCAATAGATGTGCTGGACCCCAGCGCTTCAATCTCAATAATCTGCTTGTATGTTGGCCACTTCATTTCAATAGAAATCTCATCAGTTAGTTGAACAACATTATTAATCTCGGGGACATCGACAACAACAGAGCTGACATCTACTGCAACCTCGTTATCATGCTCACATTTAGAACACTTCATACCAAGTTTGGCATTCTCGCCCACAGACTTCGAGCGAATCTGAGTAAACATATACTCGACATCAAAGATTGCGAGAGCAGATGTGTTAATCTCATCTTGCACACAAGCAGCAATTGTATCAACAACTGCACTCAATGTAGCCTTGGAGTCTTGTGTCTCCATTGCCATCATTAAGATTTTTTCTTCTTTTACCAGGTATGGCCTGTAATTTACCTTCTGTTTTGTTGAAGGAATAATCAATTCATACTTTGGAGAGTCATTCAGTTTAGGCAGTGCCATTCATTTCATCCTTAGAATAATTTAGTTAATAATGTACCAATCTGTGACTTTGCAAAGTCAAGACCAGGTGTTGCTTGTTTTGTTTCTGATGTCCATTTGGTATATGACATAGCAACAGTCAATTCCATTAGACCTTCTTGATCGTTAGCTAGCTCTACAGCCATCATAGTTGTTGGGAATGCTTCAAATAGCGTGCAAGTATATACTACTTGGTCGCCCGTGAGAAAATTAAGATCAAACTGCCCTTGAGCAAAGTCAAACGGTCCAATCTTAGGCAATCTGTTTTGGATCTCAGAAGGAAGTTTGGGAATACCCAACGCTGTTGAATATACCGGTAAGCCTACACCCTTACGAAGTTGCTCAACTTGGATTGTAAATGAGTATTCATTCTTATACCCAAGCTCATAGGTGTCAGTATTAACAGCAAGGCTCTGCCATGTTTCAAAATACTTCTTAATGCCATAATCATTTAATAACAGAAATGACATGGTTATATCATCGTGTACAAACCCGTACGCAATCTTCTCACGCTTCATACCGATCTCTCGGTCGTATGTTAGTACTTGCTTACCTGGTAAGTTGACTTTAGTGCACAGCAAGTTGACTTCAGTCGCAGATGCTCCTGGCAATGATGGTAGCTTTACTCTGAATATATTTCCTCGGGCGATCCCGCCTTTGGCAGATATCTGACCTTTTAGTTGATCTACGCCATAGCTCATGAATTCATTTTCCTTCTAGAGTCTGCATAGACTGCCGATTGACTTGCTTTTTGGAAATCAGCAGTAGGAAGGAATGTCGCAATTTCCCATTCGGGAGCTGGGACAAACGCAAACTTACTTCTGACATGTGAAGTTAAGTAGTGTTTAATACAGGGCTTAAAGTACTTGAACTTTGCTGATCTTTGCAACACGTCGTATGTAGCTTCAAATTGTGTGGTATCGTCGTATTTTTTATTATTGGTGACTTCCAATAGCGCGTCTAAGAACTTAGCTCTTAATACTGGTGGTAGGTAATGAAGATTCAATCCTAAGAAACCACCAGTAGCTGGCTTCAGAACAATTACCAAGGGAAAGCTATCGTAAAACGGAAGTGTGGCTTTTCCCTTAGGATCATAAAAGAACATCATCATACTACCAAGAATCTGTCTGCCCTTTAGTTGAATAGGATCTTCTTTCATCAGCGAGCCCCTGCTGACATTTTTGCCCATGGCGGCGGCCTTCTTACGGAACCACTCGCGTGATTGAGCAGAACGCGGAGTGATACCGTTTCTGAATGCTTCGTACTCTAGGTTTTTAAATAATTGACTCATGCCGGTATTTATATCTTTTTCCGTTGCCTTTTTTCATAATCAGGTGTATAATCATATAGCGGGTTATGAGGGGCAGCTAAGAGTTACTTCTTCTTCTTAATTGGTTTTTTAAATGGCTTTAGAGGCTTCAATGGTTTTAAGGCTCTGCTTGACTTGGGAAGTATACCCATCTTCTCCAATGTATGTTCTGTCCATATCTCAAACCCCCAGTTCCTATCTTTTGCATATTCTCTAGCAGCGGTCCACTTGTTTTCATTCTTAATATAAGTCAGGGCTTCATTAAGATATCTTTTAGTTTTATCTGGTCGTTTAGGAGGAGCCGTTTCTTTTGCTGGTTTGATCTCAACAAGAACGGTTCTACTATCCTTATAAGTAATCTTGAGATCCATAAAGTATCTATGGTACTTTTTATCAACATCATAATAATATGGGATAACAACCTCTTCAGATGACCACTCCTTCACTTGTGAGTTTCCCTCACACCAACTGAAGCAATTTTTCTCCCAAAGAGATCTATAGATCACCTTAGTGTGATCGCCTTTATACTTAGATGGGTTTTTGACAATGTACTTACCTGAATAGGCCATTTTTATGTATAAATACCTTTAACAATTCTTAATACTTATTGGAAATATAATGGCCACATATACGTATCCACTAGAACGTCAAGATGACTACAAGGGTAGAATCACATTTCGTCCTATTGTATATAGTCCTCCAGAAGTTAATACTTCAGGGCTTGGCGGTTTCTTCCGGCGTGGATCTGGCGAAGGTTTAGCAAGCAGGTTCACAGAAACTGGTGCATTTGAAGCAATTCAGACGGCAGAGCCCTTCGGTGGGCGTGGTCCAGATATTGATATAGAACCCGTTGGTGACCAGATTATACAAGCAAGTAATGAGTTTACAGATCGAAGTAAAGGTGTGATTCTATACTTGCCCACTGCATTTATTGTTAATGATCAAATGAATTACGAACAACTGAACTTAGGTCCAATTGGTGCCACAGCAGAAGCTGGCATGAAAGCTGGCCAAGGAGCTATGGGTGCACTTGCCCGAGGTGCTGGCCAAGCTGCGAGCAGCATGGTTGGACTTTTGACAGGATCGGTTACTGATCAAAGAGCGGCTCGTTTAGCTGCTGTACGACTAGCGCAGGCCGCACCAATAGGAGAAACTGGAGCTAATGCTGTTGGGTCAGCGTTGGGTGTTGCGGTCAATCCTAACACAAGAGCCTTATTTAGATCTGTGGGTCTCAGAGAGTTTTCTTTTTCATTCCAATTGATTGCTTCTTCGGCTAATGAAGCCGATGAGATTGAACGCATTGTAAAATTCTTTAGAGAAGAAATGTATCCAGACACTATCAATATTCCAGGTGGTTTGAATGTGCCTGTTGGATATGAATTCCCCAATAAATTTGAAAT